AGTGCAATCTGAGATATACGTTGATGGTAAAGAGTTAGAACCTTATACTATAACCACTGCCATAGCCTACAACGTAGCAACCAAGAAAGGAGATTGCGGGGCTTTGCTTAGTATACTTGATCCTACCAAGAAAACTCGTAAGGTAGGAGGTCTACACGTAGCAGGTTCACCAGGACAATCCTTGGGTTACTCAGCTTTGTTTTGCAAAGAAGATATCGAAGATTGTTTGGTCCAAATACCTGAACACAATCTTGTGGTCAGTCAAATGGATGATGTAACATTTAACTCACCCACTCTAATTGGAGATGGAAGATTTGGTATGTTGCGCAAAGTCGATAAAGCACCCATTGCAAACAAATCTGCCATCATTAAAAGCAATATGCACAATACTGTTGCACAGAATTATATGATTCCAGCCAAATTAAGGTCTGAATTCGTAAATAACGTTAAGCGTGATCCTTGGGAATCTGCCATGCTCAATTACAATATGACAACACCAATTATAGCTGGTGATGTTTTGAGTTTGGCAGCAGACACATACAAAGACTATATCTTTGCCAACAGTAACAAAGATGTTGAGCCTAGATTGTTCACTTTCGAGGAAGCCGTTTCTGGAATTAAAGGAACAGAATTCGATTCTATCAATAGAAGAACTTCCCCTGGCTACCCTGATGTGATTAAATACACTAAGGGCGTAAGAGGGAAGACGTTTTATTTCGGAAATGAAGATGAGTTTGATTTGGTCGGACCTAATGCTCTCGCACTCAAGAAAAGATGTGAAGACATTTTGGAAAAAGCCAAAGAAAACACACGTTGTGAACATATATTCATGGACAGTTTGAAAGATGAACTTAGACCAATTGAAAAGGCACAGGATTTCAAGACTAGACTTATCAGTGCTAGCCCGATTTCTTTGCTTATTCTGTATAGAATGTACTTTGGTGCATTCATGCTCTGGTACAAGATCAATCGTATTGAGAATCAATCAGCAATAGGTGTAAACGTATATTCAGTAGAATGGGACTATCTCGCTAAGAAATTGGCAAGATTTAGTCCTCCCGGATCTAAGAACGTAGGTGCTGGCGACTATTCAAAGTTTGATGGAAGCGAAAAACCTGTAGTTCATAACCATATACTTGATATTATTCAAGAATGGTATTCTGGGACTGCCGAAGACGAGAAAATTAGAAGAATTTTGTGGTTGGAATTAACCAATTCCATCCACGTTCAAGGTGATTCCCTTTATGAGTGGTACACATCGTTGCCCTCGGGACATCCTCTGACTGCAACAGTGAATACCATGTACAATGGCATCGCTTTTAGGTATTGTTGGTTGAGAGCTTTTGACGATCAACCTCAATACAAATATAAATTTAACGAAATGTGTTATCTAATCGCCTTAGGCGATGATAACGTGTTTAGTGTACATCCTTCTGTAGCTACTTCATTCACTGAACCAGTTGTAGGAAAATTCATGGCAGAACTTGGTCTCACATATACTAGTGAGACTAAGGATGTTGTGAATGAGAAACTGCGTGACCTGACTGAAGTTGAATTTCTTAAACGAAAATGGAGATATTCTTCTGAAGTTAGGAGATACGTTGCTCCTCAACAAGTAAAGAGATTAATTGAAATGACTAACTGGACTAAGAAAGGTGTCAATGCCGACCAGATCAGTAGAGACAATGTAGATTCTATATTGCGTGAATTATCACTCCACGGAAAAGAAGTCTACTCTTTTTGGGCCCAGAGAGTCATAAAATCGTCTAAGGAAAATATTGCGTATTATCCTAAGAATAGTTCTTATGAAATAAACCTATATGAGGTTTGTTCCATGGAAATGTTCTGTTAATCCTTTCTTAAGCCCCGTCCTTGGCATGACTTAAAACTGCCCGCCTTCCCCGGGCCACTTCGGAAATACAGGGTTATGAAAAATATGAATAAGTACACTAAATTGAATCAAGATGGAAATGTGTTGTTAAATGGTCGCAACACTATTTCGGCTAAGCTAGACCAATATGCTATTGAACCCCAATCCGCTGCTCTCGCACCTGATATGGGAAATCTATCGACTGAGATGACTGTCACAGAAGAAAACAGTGTCACTGAAGGCACCACTATGCGTAGTACTAATGATGCTACAAAAGTTACCAAAACCATTTCTAATTATTTGGACTTACCACGTAAATTATTAAATATGCCCGATGATGGGTCGGAACCTACCATCAAACAATTCTTGGCTAAGCCATATATCGTCCAAACTGGTGAGCTTCAGACCACTGATCTTCCTACTACTTTCCCTAATGTCAGATTATCCTCAGCTCTATTCGCAAATAAACCGTTCACAGATAAAATCTATGGCGTTTTGTCACTAAGATATACTACTGTCATTACTTTACAAGTTAATGCAAATAAGTTCCAACAGGGACGATATATTTTGGGTTTTGTACCAACTGGTGGTATGCGCGATGATGGTACTAACAAGAATGTTACTACTTGGATCGAAATGCACAGAGCTAACAAGACACAAATAACGCAATTGCATCATGTGGA